TCAATGGTTGGCGTCATTATCTTTTTCTCTTTCTGAACGTGAATATTGCGGTGGACGGTTCATCAGCTGTGGGGCAAGACGTTTTGCCACCTGAAGAATAACCACCACCGCAGCGGGAAGCATGAGCAAAACACCGAGAAAAATCATCAGAATCTGCACTTCTGGCCGAGAAAATGGCTCAGGCAGCGACAGGGAGTCGCTTACCGACAGCAGCGCCACCGCCAGTAGCATCATTCCGATAAATTCCAGTATCAACACGCCTTTAGGCAATTTACCGATCGCGCGCATACGCTTCCCTCTGCAAAGTGAGCCTTCAGTCTAAAACTTTTCACTGTATTGTGTTTAACAGTTATAGCTTTTAGCAATTAATGCAACAGGTTAAACCTACTTTCAGCGAATACATTTTAGCGTGATCATTACAGGCATAAATCTATGAGGAGAGAAATAATGCAAACCGTTATTTTTGGTCGTTCGGGTTGCCCTTACTGTGTGCGTGCAAAAGATCTGGCTGAGAAATTGAGCAATGAACGCGATGATTTTCAGTATCAGTATGTAGATATTCGTGCGGAAGGGATCACTAAAGAAGATCTACAACAAAAGGCAGGTAAACCCGTAGAAACCGTGCCGCAGATTTTTGTCGATCAGCAACATATCGGCGGCTATACCGATTTTGCTGCATGGGTGAAAGAAAATCTGGACGCCTGATCGTCTGACAAGCCCTCGCGTTGAGGGCTTTACTGATTTTTTCTGTGCTGTGGTTTAAACAAACTACTGATAAATAAGAAACACAGTGCCCCCAGCGCACACCAGAACACCGCGCTTAGTAACCATGCCAGCTCTTGCCAGAATGAGCGCGTCGGTGAAAAAAACAGCCGCATAATGAGCATCGAACAGGGTGCCGCCAGCATTGCGCCAAACAGAGGTTTCAGGACTTCTCTACGCTGTGAAAAGAAGCTGGCGACTGCTCCAGGAAGAATGAAAAATAGCAAGCCGATTTCAGGATGCCCGGCAGCCCGAAAAGCGCCTTTCATGTGCGTCGCCAGAAAAAGGCACACCACAATGAAGAGGACAAAACAGCAGATTGCCCCCGCCCAACGTTGTTTATGTTTCACTCGTTCCTCCTGACACTGCGTCTATCGAACACATTTTTCGCCAGTGTGGCGTTCAGTAAGATAAAGCCGCTTCGCATTCCATGCTAATATAGGCCAACGCAATTCATATAGCCGTTGATACCTAATGTGATTACACTAGTAAAATATATTGTTACTTTACTATCGTTTAGGTGCGCTGAATGAATCTGCGCCCTGAATTCTGGTAAAAAACATTATCGTAAATTACCATTTCTTTCAACAGCTTACTAGTAAACAAGAAGTTAGCCTCCGTGAATATAAACGTCGCCGAATTGTTAAATGGGAATTACATTCTGTTATTATTTGTGGTCCTCGCGCTTGGGCTATGTCTCGGAAAGTTACGACTTGGTTCGATCCAACTGGGTAATTCCATTGGCGTTTTAGTCGTATCGCTGTTATTAGGCCAACAACATTTCAGCATTAACACCGATGCGCTTAATCTTGGCTTTATGCTGTTTATTTTCTGCGTCGGGGTCGAAGCCGGACCGAACTTTTTTTCCATTTTTTTTCGCGATGGGAAAAATTACCTAATGTTAGCACTGGTGATGGTTGGCAGTGCGCTGGTGATCGCCTTAGGGTTAGGTAAGCTGTTTGGCTGGGATATTGGCCTGACGGCCGGTATGTTAGCAGGCTCTATGACGTCGACACCGGTTCTGGTCGGTGCTGGCGATACACTGCGTCATTCCGGCATGGAAAGCAGGCAGCTCTCACTGGCACTGGATAATCTGAGCCTCGGGTATGCCTTAACCTATTTAATCGGTCTGGTGAGTTTGATTGTTGGTGCGCGTTACTTGCCGAAATTGCAGCATCAGGACTTACAGACCAGCGCCCAGCAAATCGCCCGCGAACGTGGCCTGGACACTGATGCCAACCGTAAGGTTTATTTACCGGTGATCCGCGCCTATCGCGTCGGCCCGGAACTGGTGGCCTGGACCGACGGCAAAAATCTGCGTGAACTGGGTATTTATCGACAAACCGGCTGCTACATTGAACGTATTCGACGTAACGGGATTCTGGCAAATCCAGACGGTGATGCCGTGCTACAAATGGGCGATGAAATAGCGTTGGTAGGCTATCCCGACGCCCATGCCCGACTCGATCCCAGCTTCCGTAACGGTAAAGAAGTTTTCGATCGTGACCTTCTCGACATGCGTATCGTCACTGAAGAAGTGGTCGTTAAAAACCATAACGCTGTAGGTAAACGTCTCGCACAACTGAAGTTGACCGATCACGGTTGCTTCCTTAACCGCGTCATTCGTAGCCAGATTGAGATGCCGATAGATGACAACGTCGTGCTTAACAAAGGTGACGTTTTACAAGTCAGCGGCGATGCCCGCCGCGTAAAAACCATCGCCGATCGCATCGGCTTTATCTCGATTCACAGCCAGGTCACTGACCTGCTGGCATTCTGCGCCTTCTTTGTTATTGGGCTGATGATCGGGATGATCACCTTCCAGTTCAGCACATTCAGTTTCGGCATGGGGAACGCTGCCGGGTTGTTATTCGCCGGAATTATGCTGGGCTTTATGCGTGCTAACCACCCGACCTTCGGTTACATTCCGCAGGGTGCATTAAGCATGGTGAAAGAGTTCGGCTTGATGGTGTTTATGGCAGGCGTTGGTCTGAGCGCCGGTAGCGGTATTAATAACGGCCTGGGCGCGATTGGCGGTCAGATGTTGATTGCCGGATTGATTGTCAGTCTGGTGCCCGTGGTTATCTGTTTCTTGTTCGGTGCTTATGTATTGCGAATGAACCGCGCGCTGTTGTTCGGCGCAATGATGGGCGCACGTACCTGCGCGCCGGCAATGGAGATCATCAGTGATACAGCTCGCAGTAACATCCCGGCGCTGGGCTATGCGGGCACCTATGCAATCGCCAACGTCCTGCTGACGCTGGCAGGGACAATCATCGTCATGGTATGGCCAGGATTAGGATAAAACTGAAGTTGCCCTGAAAATGAAATTTTTTTGCACAACCGCAGAACTTTTCCGCAGGGCATCAGTCTTAATTAGTGCCACTGCTTTTCTTTGATGTCCCCATTTTGTGGAGCCCATCAACCCCGCCATTTCGGTTCAAGGTTGATGGGTTTTTTGTTGCCTGAAATTTATGCCTTTTAAAATCATGATGTTAGAAGCAGTGTTTTTTAACGATGGCGACAAATTGGCGGCAGAGTCAAAGAGAGAGCGCCACCTGTCCTGATTTCATTGGATGCGGCTGAACCGGATTTGACTCTTTTGGCGTTGCAATCGAACGAACAAAAGTTTCATGGGTAACAAAAGTATGGCTGCAGTTAATGTTCTGGCACTGGTTGTAACGCTCTTTGGTCAATGAAGATACCTGAAAACTGCTGCGAGTATGGGCGGCACTTCCACACAGTGGGCAAATCATCATTTTTCGAGTTCTCCCCATTTTTGCTAAATTCACAATAATGATACCGCATTATTCCATTTTGAAAACTTAAAAGTTCTCCATTGCGAAGAATCATTCAATTTCGAAATCATCAATCTTCACTTCAAGCTCCAGACTGGTCGTAAAACCGTTATCCGGGCTGACAGTATGCGTCAGGGTGGTAATGGTCCATTCCGCATCATCTATCGGCTGTTTAAAGCCACTGACCTTCACAGGCATTTCCGTGTAGAGATCTGCCCGACCTTCCGCCAGTTGTAGCGAGAATGACGCAACACCGCGTTGCAGGCGTTCCCACTGCATTTTCGCTGCCCGTTCGGCGTTGCTCCGGTTGGCATAGGTGCGATTAAGTACCAGCACGTTTTCATCCGTACCCACCAGGTAATCGCCCTGCTTCGCTTCCGGCTCTTTCTTCTGCTTCTTAGTCCTGCGCTTACGCTTCACCGTGGTGCTTTCTTTCTTCGCGGGTTCGCGGGTATGCAACCAGCTGGCAATTACTCCCGTGTAGGCTCCGCGATCTGCCAGGGTAAAGCGGTGACTGTCGCCGTCCTTGCGTGTGATAGAGATCACCGGCAGTGGTTTACCAGTGGCGCTTTTGCCCTGCCCCTGCCGGATGAATAACAGATTGCCATTTTTCACCGACGCAATAGCACCGTACTGGCGCGCCAGCCGCATCAGAAAACTGCCGTCACTCTCATTAGTCTGGTCTATATGTTCCACGGGCTTATCCGACAGGTCTTTACCCAGTGCCATCTTCAGCTTGTGACGCGCGGCTATTTCCTTCACCACTTCCCCGACAGTGGTCTTATGCCACGATTTTTCACGGCGGGTATTCAGCGTTTCACGAAAATCAGCACTTCGCGCCCGGATAGTCAGGCGGTCCGGTGCGCCAGTGTGTTCAATCTCGTCCACCGTGAATGCCCCTTTCGGGAAAAGCGGCTGCCCCTTCCAGCCCAGCGCCAGCGTAATAACCGCACCACGGCGCGGCAGCACGATTTTTCCGTCGGCGTCGTCCAGCTCCAGATCAAGCTGGTCTGCTTCAAAGCCCCGATTGTCCGTCAACGTCAGACTCATCAGACGGTTATCCAGCACAGTAGTGATATCCCTGCCCTCAATACTGATGCTGAATGCGGGAGTTTTGTTGCCTTTGTTAAGCAGTTCAGAGCTGAAATTCACGACAGCAGCCCTCCCACCGTTTTACTGATATCACTTAAGGCAGATGTTGCCGTGTCCTGCAGATTATTCAGTTGCGTACTGAGATCACCGAACATATCGGACAGGGATTCATCCACCCGTTTGAGCGACAGGGTGAACTCAATCCGGCGCGGCATACCGTCGCGGAAAAACTCCGTTTTAGTCTGATTCAGTCCCTCAATCACATACATGCCGTAAATCGTGCCGCTGCCTTCAATCAGGGGCCATGCTTTTCCCTGTTCTGCCATCTGCTCCAGAGCCAGCAACGACAGCCTGCCGCCCGTTACCTCCGGCATAAGAACACCAGAAAGCGTCAGCATGTCGTTGTCCGGTCCCAGAAACTGCGTTGACGGGCGTCGGTTAACCCGGCTGTTTGCCGCATGTCGCCAGCTGCGCTGATACTGCAGCTCCTGATACGGCACGGTGCGCAGCATAAACACATACAATCCCAGCACCATCATCATGCGTCGTATCCCCCCTGATCGCTGTAGTTACTCCTGGCTTTTGCCTTCAGCCTGCGTTCACGTTCATCAAGCTGGCGTGCCACCTCCCGCGCAATATCCTGCGCACTTTGTCCTGGCTGCGTCTGAATGATGATCTGCGTCGGTGCCTCAATCCGTTGAACGGGCGGCACAGTGGCTGCACGACTCACCATCGCTTCGCCGCCTTTCGCGGGAAGTGCCCAAGGATGCAACGGTGGAAGCTCTGCAGGCGCGGCAGCAACGCCCATCATTCCGGCAACAACGGCAGCCAGTGCAGCTGTATTTCTCCGGCTGGTCACGTTTGCCGGGCCGTTAACAATTTCCGGCCCGTTTTCACCGACGATGCCAAACTGCCCGCGCGGGATATAGCCGCCGCTGTCATACATCCCCGCAAAGCCATATCCCCATGACGGAAAACCACCCGATGGCATCATCACTTTACCGTCTGTATTCACCGTCGCAGGTTGCTGACGCGTCACACTTTCCGGTAGTTTCGCCTTTGCGGCCTCTTTACTGACAACGCCGAGTTTCTCCAGCAACCAGGAAACGCCGGATTTCAGGGAGTCCAGCGGATGCATGACCATATTCAGCCCTTCCGCCAGTGCCTCCCCGAATCGCCGCCCCATTGCCGCTGCACTCTGCAGTTCGGCAGAGGTCGACTTAACGGGCGTCAGCAGATCAGTAAACCAGCCCCACAACGCCTGTACTTTGTCGCCAATCCACTGGAACACGGGCTTAAGCGGTTCGAATGCTGCACTGACGGGACCTGCCGCAGCTTTGAATCCTTCCACCACGCCACCAAGAAATGCGGTGATGGGTTGCCAGTATTTCCAGACAACCAGCGCCACGCCCGCCAGTGCAGTAACCACAAGAGCTATCGGACTGAGCAGAGCACCTAACAGACCAGATACGGCATACAGGGCAACGCGCAGCATCGCCAGTGGACCAGATGCCAGTACTCGCAGCACCGTGCCTGCGGCGGCCAGTCCACCGCGCAGTACCGCCAGAGGATTCATAAACATCACAGCAACAGCACGTAAACCGGATAATCCAGACCGCAAAAGTGCAACCGGCGCACCTGCTACAGTTTTCAGGACATTTCCCGTCAGTGATGCCGTGCGGCGCAAAGACGACAACGGCGCAGTAAGTAAACCTGCGGCGTTGCCCGATGAAGCAAGCCCGCGTCGCAGCAGTGCCAGTGGTGCGCCAGCCAGCCAGGACAACGCGCTGCTGGTTCGAGTTACTGCTGCCGTAACGGAAGGTAACGTTTTGATACCCAGCACAGAGAACCCCAGACGGATGACTGCCAGCGGCCCCAGCACTGCAGCCAGCGCCACAGCCAAAGTGCCGAGGCCTACGGTAACCGCAGCCACAATAGCGGCTACTTTCATCAGTGTGCCCGTCAGTTCCGGGTTAGCTTCCACCCAGCGACGCAACGCTCCCGTAACGCTTTTCACCGTGTACAGAATATCCATCAGCGGCTGGCGCAGCGTTTCGCCCAGGCTGCTGAAGGTATTCTGCGCTCCGGTTTTAACCAGCAACCACTGAGCAGAAAGTGAGTCCTTGTTGATGTCGGATTCTTTCTGCATGGAACCGAGCGCATCATTGCCCGCTGTCAGTTTTAGCTGGCGCTGTAGTTCCGGCAGGTTGTTTGCCAGTTTCGCCGCGTCATCGCCAAACTCTTTACCAAACAACATGGTCATGGCAGACAGTCGCTTATCCTGCGGTAGTGCGTTCACCTTCTCCAGAACACGCTGGATAGTTCCCATCGCATCCTTCGTCATCTGCTTTTCAATCACTTCAGGATTGAGTTTCAGCAGATTCATCCCTTCAAAGAAACTCTTGCTCTGCATGGTGGCAATGGATAATTCACGCACCATCGCGTTTGCTGCACTGGCTGCAACCTCCGGCGCAGCGCCCAGTGTCAGGAAGGTGGAACCCAGCGCCGCCGCTTTACGATAATCCAGACGGTCAGCCACACCGCCCAGACGTTGCATCACATCAATGATGTCCGCCCCTTTCGACATGGCGTTATCATCCAGATAGTTCAGCGCATCGCCGAGCTGTTCAATATTGCGGGTAGGTATTTTGTAGAGCTGGGCGATTTTCCCCAGACTTTCTGACAGTTCATCCGCTGGCAGCTCAAAGGCTGTTGCCGCCTTTGCTGCCGTACTGGCGAAGGCCAGCAGGTCACGTTTCTGGTCTTTCCAGCTGTCGTCAGGGTTTGCGACGTTCATGCGCGCACCACCTTCAACCAGTGCAGCGAAGTCCACCGCACCGTTTTCCATCGGCAACTGTTCGCTGGCAGCCTTGATGGCATCCTGCATTTCGTAAAAACGCGCAGTGCGGTTGCCATTATCATCACGCAGACCATTGACCTGCTTTGCCACACCTTTCATGGCATCTTCCATGCTGGTATAGCTTTTTACTGCTGCCATCACTGGCGCACCCATTGCCAGCCCTGCAGCCGTGGTGGTGGCTCCGGCACCTGCAATACGATCACGCACCTCCAGTGAACGGGCATAACTGGCACGCGCCGCATTCATCCTGCGCTGAGCTTCCCCCAGTCGCTTCAGCCGTGCCTCCTGTTTCGAAAGTTCCTGGTTATAACGTGATGTTTCACGGGCTAAACGGGCAGTTGCTCCCGCATCATCTTTCGCAGAAATTCCCGCCCGGTACAGTTCTGCACGCACAAGCGCCGTTTGCTTCTGCAAATATTTTTGTTGTTCTTCCAGGCGTTGGACTGCCAGCGTTTGCCGACCTAAAGCCACAAGGTGCCGTTGTGATGGTTGTTCCATCGCTTCCAGCTCAGAGCTAAGCAAATTAGCCTTCTGTCTGGCATAGTTCAGCCTGTCGCCTAACTTTTTGTTATCTGCCTGCAGCTTGCGAAATTTTTCCAGGCTGTTACCCGCCTGATTGAGTTGCTTTAATGCGTCACGGGAGTTTCTGATTGCGCCAGCCAGCTCTTTCGAACTGGCCTGTGCAGCACGGAATGGGCGGGTGAGTTTGTCAACCGCATTAAGAATGACCTGCAGGCGCAGGTTATTATCACTCATCGTTGGCCCTGCTTCTCTGAATCGCTTTATACCGCCATTCCAGCACTTCGGTCAGCGGCATAACGTCAGTAACGGATGGCGGCCAGTGAAAAATGGTGGCGATATCTGCCACCAGATCGTCAACCGTCAGGCTGTCGGTAAACCGGCAAGCACCGACTTCTTCAACAAAAAAGTGACAACCTCAACCGACATAGCGGTGAGATCTGCCGGGTCCATCTCTGCAATTTCCTGTGCAGTCAGTGCCGGGCTGGAGATGCGGGGGATCACGGTCATCATCGCGTTGACATCCATATCCATAATGGCCTGCAGGCGTGTGCCGCGCAGCGCACCAGACTGAGGTTTACGCAACACAATTTCGGTAATTTCTGTTTTACCGCGCTTGATAGGGGTATCCAGTTGAATGGTCTTTTCAGTCTGCTTATCGCTCATTTTGTTGTCCTGTAAATTGGGTTCTGGCGCGGAATCCCGCGCCGTTCAGATACATCAGAGGCCGAGGGCGTTGCGGTGCGCTTCCATCAGGTCCACACCGTCCACAATTTCCACCATGTTGATAAGGTCCACTTCATAGAGCACCTCACCATTGATAGTCAGCTTCGCGTAGCTGTTGGTACTGGTCACTTTAGTGGTGTTGCTTTCGCCCGTCTTCCACTCGCCGGAATCCACTTCTTTGTGACGTCCACGCACCACAAGCTCCACGGCCTGCACTTCCCCGGTATCATCACGCTGGATAGAGCCGGTAAAGCGCAACTGGATGCCATCCACCGTGGCTTTGCCCATCTGCTTAAACAGCAGCAGCTCAGTACCACCAATGGAAAATTCTGTGTCCAGAGCACTGTCATCAAGCCCCAGATCCACATCCACCGCCCCCGGCATTCCGCCGCCGCGATACTTCTCATATTTGCGGGTGAATTTCGGCAACGTCAGCGACTCAACGATCCCCTGCCAGTTGTTCCCGTCGTTAAACAGGTTCAGGTGTTTTAATTTGCGTGGTAAAGCCATGTTGTCCCCTTACGCGCTGACCTGGCTGGAGAAATTCACCAGGTACTGATCGGTGATGCGCTGACGCAGCATCAGGTTTTCAAGTGGCGGCACTGGCGTGTAGTCGTAGTCGATGGTGAGCTTCCCGGCTTTCAGAGTATCTTTGTCGTTCACCGACTCATCCAGCCAGCAATCACCACCAATGAGATAGCCCTGACTGACCAGGCTGCGCATTTTGGCGCGGATACCTTCGATAATGTCGCGGGCCAACGACGGGTTCAGCGGTTTGTCCACCGCCCACATATGCGCTTCTGCCATTGTGTCCATAAGTACTTGCGCCGTGCGGGTGTAGTTTTCGAAGGCAAAGAGCGGGTCATCACTCAGGCAGCGGGAACCCCAGAAGCGGAAACCGTCTTTGCGGATAAGGGTGGTGACGTCGTTCTGGTTCAGCAGTCCCGCATCTGTTGCCGTGTCCTGCAGATCCCAGAACACATCAGCAGAAATTCCGGTGACACCGTTCACGCCCACGTTGGACAGGCTTTTGTGCCATCCGGTCTGCTCGTCAATTTTGGCGCGCAGACCAAGCGCACGGGCGGTGGCATATGCCGTTGCTTCGGCATTCAGCACCGTGTCCCAGCCAGTAAAGTCAGGCCAGATCAGCATCCCTTCGCGCTGGCTGAAGTTTTCACGGTAAGTGATCGCCTCCTGTACCGTCTTGCAGCCATACGCTGACAGGTAAGCAAATCCACGCAGGCTTTGCGCCACGCTCAGCAACTCAGTAGCTACCGCCTTGGTGTCGTGGCCTGGCACACCGAGAAGCCTTCATTCAAGGCTGTAGGTTTGTTCCATGAACACCACACTGACACCCGCAGATCTCGATCCCCGTCGGCAGGCCATGCTGCTGTACTTTCAGGGATACCGCGTAGCCCGCATTGCTGAAATGCTGGGCGAGAAAGTTGCAACCGTTCACAGCTGGAAAAAACGCGACAAGTGGGGTGACTATGGGCCGCTGGATCAGATGCAGCTCACCACCGCCGCACGCTACTGCCAGCTCATTATGAAGGAGCACAAAGAAGGGAAAGATTTCAAAGAGATTGACCTGCTGGCGCGCCAGTCGGAACGCCACGCGCGGATCGGCAAGTTTAACAATGGCGGCAACGAAGCCGACTTAAACCCTAACGTCGCCAACCGCAACAAAGGCCCGCGCCGTCAGCCGGAAAAGAATGTTTTCACCGATGAGCAGATTGAGAAGCTGGAAGAAATCTTCCATTCCTCCATGTTCAACTACCAGCGCCACTGGTGGGAAGCCGGAAAAACCAACCGCATCCGCAACCTGCTGAAGTCACGCCAGATCGGCGCGACCTTTTACTTTGCCCGTGAAGCCCTGATTGACGCTCTGCTTACCGGACGTAACCAGATTTTCCTTTCCGCCAGCAAGGCACAGGCCCACGTCTTTAAGCAGTACATCATCGACTTCGCTAAAGAAGTGGAGGTGGAGCTGAAAGGCGATCCGATGGTGCTTCCTAACGGGGCCACGCTTTACTTCCTCGGCACCAATGCCCGCACGGCCCAGAGTTATCACGGCAACCTGTATCTGGATGAATATTTCTGGATACCGAAATTCCAGGAGCTGCGCAAAGTGGCTTCCGGTATGGCTATTCACAAAAAATGGCGACAGACCTATTTTTCCACGCCATCCAGCCTGACACACAGTGCTTATCCGTTCTGGTCCGGTGCGCTGTTCAACCGTGGGCGCAACAAAGCCGATAAGGTGGACATCGACCTGTCCCACAGCAATCTGGCCCCCGGCCTGCTGTGCGCAGACGGACAATACCGCCAGATAGTCACCGTGGAAGATGCGGTGCGCGGCGGCTGTAACCTGTTCGACCTTGACCAGTTGCGCATGGAATACAGCCCGGACGAATACCAGAACCTGCTGATGTGTGAGTTCGTGGACGATCTCGCGTCCGTGTTCCCGCTCAGCGAACTGCAGGCGTGCATGGTGGACAGTTGGGAAGTCTGGACCGACTTTCATGCACTGGCCCTGCGCCCGTTTGGCTGGCGCGAAGTATGGATCGGTTATGACCCCGCAAAAGGTACTCAGAACGGCGACAGTGCCGGATGCGTGGTGGTGGCACCGCCAGCCGTACCGGGCGGTAAATTCCGCATTCTTGAGCGTCACCAGTGGCGCGGGATGGACTTCCGCGCTCAGGCTGACGCCATCAAAAAACTGACCGAACAGTACAACGTGACTTATATCGGTATCGACTCAACCGGCGTTGGTCACGGGGTTTACGAGAACGTGAAAGCATTCTTTCCTGCCGTCCGGGAGTTTGTCTACAACCCCAACGTTAAAAACGCCCTGGTGCTCAAGGCCTACGACATTATCAGCCACCGCCGTCTGGAGTTTGACGCCGGGCACACCGACATTGCGCAATCATTTATGGCAATCCGTCGCGCTACCACCGCCAGCGGCAACCGCCCGACCTATGAAGCCAGCCGCAGCGAAGAAGCCAGCCACGCCGATCTGGCCTGGGCAACGATGCACGCACTGTTTAACGAACCGCTGCAGGGCGAATCCGCCAATGCCAGCAATATTGTGGAGATTTTTTGATGGGAAAGAGTAAGAAGAACCGCGCTGCGGCGACGAATCAGATCCAGCTTAAAAGTCAAACTACAGCCGAAGCATTCAGCTTCGGCGATCCCGTTCCTGTTCTGGACCGCCGAGAATTACTGGACTATGTGGAATGCGTACAGATGGACCGTTGGTATGAGCCGCCCGTCAGCTTTGACGGACTGGCGCGCACCTTCCGCGCTGCCGTGCATCACAGTTCCCCGATTGCAGTAAAGTGCAACATTCTGACCAGTACCTATATCCCTCACCCGCTGCTCAGCCAGCAGGCTTTTTCACGTTTTGTGCAGGACTACCTGGTATTTGGTAACGCCTACCTGGAGAAACGCACGAACCGCTTCGGTGAAGTTATCGCCCTTGAGCCTGCGCTGGCAAAATACACCCGACGCGGGTTAGACCTGGATACCTACTGGTTTGTGCAATACGGTATGACAACCCAGCCGTATCAGTTCACGAAAGGCAGCATTTTTCATCTGATGGAACCTGACATCAACCAGGAGATCTACGGCCTACCAGGTTATCTTTCTGCCATTCCGTCAGCCCTGCTCAACGAGTCCGCCACGCTGTTCCGCCGGAAGTATTACATTAACGGCAGCCATGCAGGCTTCATCATGTACATGACCGATGCCGCGCAGAACCAGGAGGATGTGAACAACCTCCGCAATGCGATGAAAAGCGCCAAAGGCCCTGGCAACTTCCGCAACCTGTTTATGTACTCGCCTAACGGCAAAAAGGACGGGCTTCAGATCATCCCGTTGTCAGAAGTCGCGGCGAAGGATGAATTTCTGAACATCAAGAACGTCAGCCGTGATGACATGATGGCGGCACACCGCGTACCGCCTCAGATGATGGGAATTTTGCCGAATAATGTTGGGGGTTTTGGTGATGTGGAGAAGGCGAGCTGCGTCTTCGTAAGAAATGAACTATTACCACTTCAAAAAAGATTCATGGAAATAAACAGATGGCTTGGTCATGAAATTATAAATTTTGAAATATATACATTATAAAACCCAACGGCATCACAATGATGCCGTTATGAACGAATTAATATTCAAAATTATTTTCTTCAATAGAGAACTCAATCCCTCGGGATAACTTATCAATATTCACATCAAATGCGATATCTGTTAATTCACCATCCTCGATTTCATACATAACTTCAATTTCAATATCGAAACTAATCTCTTGAACTTCAGTTCGTGTGGTTGTCTCCATTGGAATCATTACTTTATCTTCGCTATCCCAATACCCATTATTAAAGTCTGGACCAGAAACAGTAACTTCAAAATCTACAGAAACAGAGAAGGTCGCTAGACAATAATTATTGTCAATCTTAATTATTGATGGTTCAAAGTCATCAATATTGACGACTTCAAATGAATCCAATTCAGCGTCTTCCCAAGTTGAAACGTTATATCCATCGGCATCATTGAGTTGGGCAATTACGTCCGCTCTTATGTCTTCACGTTTGCTTTCGATAAACTGCATCAATTTATTACTTAATTCGTTTGTATGCGTATTGTATTCACCTAGAAACTTATCAAGTGAATCAATTTGATGAAGATTGTTTTTACCATCACAATAATTTTTTAAGTCACTATCCTCAGAAATGATATACACATCTTCATCATTAACAAATCGCTCTACCGCAGCTAAAGTGATTGCATCAGGAAACTCACTTTTTTTCTTATTTTGCCCAAATGGTGGTTCTTTGCCAAAGTATTTATCTAAAACCTCATTAAGATCTATCACTTCTATTGTAGCTAATTTGGCGTGACATCCTTTCAAAAAATCATCAAAAACTTTTTGTGCTGCTTCGTGAATTTCATGTTCGTTAAATTGCTGAAAAAAACCATGGAGCGGTCCATTATCAATACTATTCAAAAGCCTAGCTTTTCTTTGTACTGTGTTTATAGCCTGCAGAGCATCCTTTATTGATTCCTCTATTTTACCTTTTACTTCTCTCTCTACAACTGTAGTTGTAATTAAGACTAAATCACCTTTCGCACATAATTCATGGAAAGCTTTAAATGCTACCCCCTCAAAATGAAGACCAGCCTTTACGTACGTTTGTGTGTCAATAAATACCTTATTTGTTTTAAGCATACTAATCCTAATAAGTTTTAAGATCCGCTACAATTGTTTATGTTTATTTTTTATCAATAATCATACGTAGTTAAGATTATCCATGTCGAAAAATTAAATCAACTTCAATTTATCCTTAAGCGCGCGCTCGTATCCCCGCCACGCCTGCCCGCTTTATGCAGTGGTTTTCATGCACATGCATGACATGAGCAAAAGCCCGCCAGTTCTGGCGGATCTGAGCAAAGACGATCCTCAATCGATCATGCGATTTCATGCAGCATAGTCATGCACTGTCAAGGAAGTGAAAATCCGTATCTGAATGGCCACTTGAAAAACGGATCATACGGGTTTACAAAGATGAATGTTCGCTGTGAACGGGAAGCGGAAGTTAGCTTTCAGATAACATAATCCATATGCACGAGAACCTCTAAAATAGAATGGGACACCTAAGCGGGGTACTTACAACGATTCTTTCCATATTCACAGTTAACACTCTGTTTGGCGTATTTTTATTCAAATAGCAAACACTAATAAAAGGAGTTTCCATGAACAATATTCCCCCTATACCACAGTTAGGAATTTATGTCTCAAAAATCGATCCCACCCTACGTATCACTGTAACCGATGTTGATATTGTTGATGGTGAGGATGATTCTCCTGATGATGAATTGTTTTATTTAGTCCACTGGATCGAGGGGGAAGATGAAAGTGATATGACAGCAATGGGATTTGAGCTAGACCCAGTAGAGTGGCAGGCTTTCGTTGAATCTGAGCAATTAGTGTTTGAGCGTGATCCGTACATGGATTCAATCCCCGAAAATTCAAACTTGGCAAAGATTCGGGATTTTCTCATGAAGACTAAACAGAATGATCATTCGTAAGTGTAAGCATCCATCAGGAAAATGGTTTTGTAAGTGAATCATCAACTTTTAGAGAGTCTCAGACACTCCCACTTCTGCTTCTGACACAAAGCGGACGATCACTTATCAAAATAACCGCCCACCTTACGCCTTATTTCACTCATTGCCCAAACAAGCCCCCATCAGAATGAATCCTCCTGGGGGCCACGTTTCTTAATGCAGCCAGCTGTCGTCCTCCCACACCTTCTGCATAATTTTCATCACTTGTTTTCTTTCTTCATCCAGTTGCAGTCCGGTTAGTTCCACACCGTTAGAGCTACCTTTGCGAATGCGAATTACCGTTTTGGGATACAGGGGGCGCAGATTGCGGTAAAGCTCGGATTCAAGGGCGTCCAGGGTAGACTGGCTAATCTTCTGCTCTTTATCGATCATTATTTCAATGCGCATAAAAGTCACCTCAGCTGATGACATCCATTGAGCGGTTGTATTCGTGACTTCTGATTTTTGCCATAAGTTCATCAGTCAATTCAGAAACCCACTGCAGAGCCAGCCCCTTCTCTTCATCACTACACTCACTAGCCGCTACAAGCTTAAGAAAAAAATCAATGCGCTGAAGCTTCAAAGACTCCAAAAAATAGTCCTGCATCTTTCCTCCTATGACACCAAAACAATACTGTATACATAACCACTGTTTATATTTACAGTATATAATAATCTTACTGATGTAAAACGTTTTTTTACGTTCATCGGCCTGATATGCCTGGTATTATTAAGAGCACGAATTGTTAACCCGCGTAATTAATACAGGTTCCGCCACTTATCATCTTCCTTCAGACGCTGGTTCCGATAGAAGATACGCAGGCCTGCTCCTGACGGAATACTGCCGCCGCGAAGGAGCAAATCGACTTCTTTCTCGCTGCCATCAAATCCCCTGGACTTCAGTTCATAGACGAGCTGCTGTCGCTGATGGTCTGTAATTCGCTGTTTGTAGTCTTTACGCCGTTTCGGTTTCACCTGGCGTAACCTTGCAGCCAGTTCCCGGCGCTCTTTTTTGCTCATACTGTGCAGGTAATCGTGCAACTCCTTGTCATTCATACGGGTAATATCCGTTCTGGAGTCCCCATCAGCTGATTTGTCTTTCCCTTGTTGGTTCAAATTTTCAGCAAGGGGACAGTTATTGCCACGAGTCCAAGGGGCGCAAGCGCCCTGGTCGGCTGCCGCCTCCTGAACGTCAACGGCCTTACGAACCATTTTCCACTTCACTGCATGAGTGCAAATCTTGCCCTGTACAATGGGTGACCAGATGCCATAAATACGAATACCGTGATCGCCATAAGCAGTCGGCTCTTCGTTAATTTCATAAGCTGTTCTGATAAGGTGATATTTGCGGGGAACCAGTACGCCGCCCTGCTTCATGATGTAGGTGGCAAAACAACCAGCATCAGCAGCAGCCAGGATGGCATCAAGGCGCGGGTTATCCAGTACCGGCGCACCTGCTTTTTTGTCCCCCTGTTGCCTTGCCGCCTGACCAGCCAGCAATCGCAGTTCACGGTAAGCCTGACGCCCCGGAATGCCAAAGAAGCGGAATTGCTGAACACGATGCAGAGACGCCCAGGCATTAACGTATTCAGCATTATCACGCAGGGATTTACCCGTTTCCTTGCTGATCTCGCCAGCCAGACCACGCCCGTCAATGTTCTTACTGATGTATTTCGCGATGTAGCTTGTCGGTGTTCCTTTGCGTGGGTTTATCAGCTCAGATTTAAAGCGTGGACCAGTGTTATTACCCAGTTCCTCGCGGTCTTCACGGATGGCAAACTTACGCAACAATGCAGTAATGGCGCGGCGGTCTTTTTTGCGCATGAAACACATGAGATGCCAGTGCACAGTACCGTCATGGTGCGGCTCAGCCACCCGCACGCCATACCAGCGCAACCCGGCTTTGTGCATAGCCTTACGAAATGCAGCAAACATGCCGACCAGATAATCGCTGCTTTGTCTTACCGTCGCATTTGTCCAGGTCGGGTTGGGTCTGCCGTTGTTGAGCGTGGAATGGAAACGTGACGGACAGGTGATAGTGTAGAAAACGGCGCAGTCACCACGCATTTCTGCGATAAGCTCCAGACCTTTAACACAGGCCATCATCTCATTGCGGCGATGTGCCGGGTTGCTGCTGCTGGCGTTTACCACATCTTCCATATCCAGCGTGTCGCCGTCTTCGTTCACCAGTTCATGAGAACGGAAAAACTCCAGCGACTTACGGCGCTGCTCACGTTTATGCGTCACGGCTTCATAGCTGACATAGGGAGATGCTTTTTTGCTGACCAGGCAGACAGCACGCAACTGCTCTTCCCGCCATTCGCAACGCATCTTCCACAATTTTCGATACCACCAGTCGGCGCAAAGCATACGTGCCAGCGAACCCGGTATGAGTTCATAGGGCACGGGTTTGCGGCGGTTTCTTTTCCGGCGGAGTTGCTCAAACGCAGGCGGGATAACATCCAGTCGCAGGGTTTCCGCTGCCACCTTTTCCCATGTCTTGCGGATTTCTTCTGGCTTAACGTCATCGGTGGCATATAAATCGCCACAAGCGGCATCAAGGCACATGCTCATATGCGCAGCTACCAGGGTGGACAGGCGTTTTACCTGATCCTGACTCATTTCAGGCAGGATCAGCAGGCCCTCAAGCCCTTGATGGCTTGCCATAAAACGGAAAGAAGCGGATAGCTGACTGTCGCGTACACAATCCAGTCGCTCCAGACATGGCTTAATCGTCTCACGCAAATAGCGGGAATAAGCCTTTGGCCTGCCCAGGCTGCTGAAGTATTCGATACGTTGCATCAGCGGTTTGCTGATGTGGGTAGGCTGGGCGCTGACATCTGCCAGAATGACCATGTCCGGGTTAAAAAGCTGCTGCTCATGCGCAAGCTTTGCGCGGCTAATGAGCTTATCCTGCTCCATTTCGCGCTGGACAGGATCACGGGATTCATTAAAGAAATAACGCTCCCAGACCTGCTCACTCAGTGCCTCGCGGCGCAGTTGTTCCTGCTCGTTATCGGCAGCATACAGAGTGATCAGGTTTGAAAGTGCAGACTCCGGCGCAAATTCCGCCGGGTCCAGATAAGGGTTAATGGCCTTTTTCGGGCCGTTCCATAAAAATGATGCAGCGGCCTCGTTAAAGCCGCTAGAGTTGCTCATATCGTCATGACTCATACACGCACCTCGTACACAGCAGAACTATCTACGCCACGCGAAGGATCAAATCCCACCCAGCAGCGCGCCCCGGAAACAGCAATGATTTCTGTTGCAGATTTACTATCACCAGCTGCCACACCGATGCTGCGTTTTGCCTTGATGTAGTGGTGAGTAAATTTGCGATACAGCGAACGGATCAGGGATGTGTCACTGTTAGAAACAATGACGGGATGTCCTTCTGATGACCGATGTTCAAGAACGGATGCCAGGTGATACTGGTCATCTTCAGTGAAGCCGTCAGTGTGATAACCGGAAAACGTACCGTCATAAGGCGGATCGCAATACACCACATCCCCCACCTGCAGCATCGCCAGCGTTTCATCAAAGCTGGCGCAGATAAACGTTGCTCGCTGGGCTTTCTCTGCAAATGCGCGAATTTCTTTTTCAGGGAAATACGGATTTTTATAATTACCGTAGGGAATGTTGAAATGCCCGCTCTTGTTATAGCGACATAACCCACGGTAACCGTGACGATTGAGATACAGGAAATATACTGCTTTCATGAAGTCAGTAATTTCAGTTGAGCAGTTAAACTCCTGCCTTATGTTGTAATAAGCCACCTCCCTGTTTGCTTCCTCAAATAAAGCTCTGGCACGAGATATAAACACTTCGCAATCAGCGGCAATCTTTTTATAGAGGTTGATTAAATCAGGATTAATATCAGCAACCAGATAGCTGGGGTAATCCGTCGCCATCATCACAGCACAGGAACCCGCGAAAGGTTCAACCAGTCGCGGGCCAGCAGGAAGGTGTTTTTTCAGTTCGGACATAATGGCGGTTTTATTTCCCGCCCATTTCAGGATGGTGCTCATACAGCACCTCCGTTGTAATGTTTGCCTTTCAGCTCTGCGATTTCCTGACAGGTAATGCAAAGCTGCACACCCGGAATGGCACGACGGCGTGCTGGCGGAATTGGCGCTTCACACTCAACGCAAAGCACGCGGGACACGCCCGGCGTTTTGGCACGGGCAGCACGGATATGACGTTGGCGTTCTTCTTCAACTCGCTGCTGTACGAGATCCATTGCATCAGCCATCAGTGGATCTCCTGCGCTTCGTTCTGGATTGCTTCAGCAGTCACACGCAGCAGTTCTGCCGCTTCGACGTGGTTTAGCTGGCGGGATGTGATATGACACGCCAGGCTATCAAGGCGAGCTGCCATTGCTTCAGCCCTTGCCCGGCGTTCTTCCAGACGAGCCTCTGTCAGTAAAATATTAAGCCCTGCATCATCCGGTCCGGTTTTAGTCGTGAGGGTTTCAATATTACGCATAATCAATTCTCCTGAATTTAGATAAAGGGATGCCCGGCGGGTTTACGCCATTAATTTCATTAGTTGCTTAATTCGGCATGGTTAGCCGTCTGGGAAATAAGCTCACCACTGCACGAAAATGATTCATTGCTTTAATCAACTCCCGCTTTTCGTCAGTGGTCAGCTCATTAATGCTGATGCTATGACGTTCAGCTGGAATTTTTGCCATAAAGAATATGGCAGCCAGTGCTCGTTTATTTTGTTCGTTATTGATATCCCGTGGATCACGCATATCTTTAATAAACCGCTCAAGCTCTGACTCAATATTCAGGCCAAATACTTTCGCCCTTAACTCCGCAATGTGATTAAGTCCATTCAGGCGTTCACCGGGGCTTAATGGAACAGTCGCCGCAGCGCCATTAATTGCCATAATTCATATCCCCAAAACGCAATTATCGTTCTTTGTTCTTACGGTAACGTTCAAGAGGAGATACATTTTTTCGTATCGTCTCTTTAACCTGCTCTCCCCGTAAAAACGTCCCATCCCTTAGCGTGAAAAAGTAACTGCCATCGCCCGACAACGACGGATAACAACAGAGCAAATCATCTTCAGGTACTGAATAACTCTCCCCTCTGTAACGAAACTGATAAACCACTTCACTTTCCGCTGCATACATTTTGACTTTCTCCGTTTCCTCGTGGTCAATTCAGACAGCAATTCATCTTGTGAATGACATGGATGCCAGCGTTTACCATCCTCACCCATGATCCAGCCGTGACCGTAGTGCATTGCCGGGCTTTGTTTTACCAGCAGCGATGCAAATGATGGTTCTTTCGTCAGCATAAGCACCTCACAGCAAACCGAATGAAGCACCGAGGCCAGTCACGGTATCAACTGCACTCACCATCGCAGGATTAGCCTGTAAACGGGCCTGCAATGAAACAGCAGCCAGCGCCATCAGTCGTGTAACAGAGTTAATGCTGCTGATCGCATCACGACGGCCTGCACTGGTTTTTACATCGCCAGAAACCGCACCTGCCGCGACACGCCCTATCTCTGCAGTTGCACTCATGACGTAATGCGGTAGTTTCTCTTTTGCCACCTCATTAATCGGAACACATGGCAGACAATGAATCTGTGCCAGAAAACCATCTACCAGCGTTGAATCTTCAGTCAGATCGGTAAGCAACCAAATTTCTGGTGCGGTTAATAAATGAGGTTGAGCTGGGTTCAGTTTGTTCCGCAGAATCTGCACATTCATGCCTGCACGTTCTGCCAGTTGCACCAGATTGTGGCGCAGTGCGAATGCACGACAGGCTTCATCAAAATGTGGATGTTTGGAAACTTGGTAATCAAACATGGTCGACACCTCTGATGTATCCCAAAATGGAACTAGTTGAATACAACATTGCAATCAGTAAGTGCATCAACGGTAAGAGCAGCAAGGTTGATCATTACCTTTTCTCTTTTCTTGTCTTTCCGAAGGCGATGCCGAGGGATGCGACCGTCAGCCAGCATATCGTTAATTGTGTCGATTGAAAGACCAGTAAGTTCGCTATAACGCTCAATTGTGACATGTGGCGTATTCAGGGTTATTGAAATGTTAGGGGTCATGATGCAACATCTCCTATTGGCTTGTGGTGAGTCAGTTTTAATCGTGGCTTTAACTTCACATTTCGGAGAATAGGATCACAAATCGGTTATGTCAACACACGAAATCACATTTCGCCATGTGGACGAAAAAAAGAAATCCTTAATCATGCAGAATCGCGGAGGGCAATCGGTTATAGATCGGATACTGAAAGCCTATGGTTTTTCTTCCCGACAAGCATTCTGTAATCACCTAGGTATATCGCAAAGTACAATGGCGAACAGGTATGCCCGTGACACTTTCCCTGCTGATTGGGTTGTTATCTGTAGCATGGAGACTGGAGTGCCGGTCGAGTGGTTGGCATTTGGCACTGATACCGAGAAGGGAAGCATTACAAATAATGCAGAAAAAAGTCACAACAATTGTGACAGCAAGCATCAACATCTCAATAGAGAACAAGACATCCAAAATGAGAACTCTTTTACTATTAACCAAGGCGGAAAAGCAGCAATAGAGCGAATCGTTTTGGCTTATGGATTTAAGACAAGACAAGCTTTAGCTGATCATATTGGTGTATCAAAAAGTACATTAGCCAATCGTTACATGAGAGATACCTTTCCTGCTGACTGGATTATTCAATGCTCACTGGAAACCGGTGCTTCATTAACATGGCTAACCACTGGTAACGGGGCAATGTTTGAAAAGCCTCGAAACGATACTATCACTATCCCATATCATAAAATAATTGATGGATCTCTTGCTCAAGAAACCTTCTTGACTTTTGACTCTAAGTTGTTAGAAGGAACCTTTCTGCAACCTTTAGCAGTATTCATTGATGAGGAAATATATATTGTAGAATCAAAATTTAATGAAGTTACTGATGGCAAGTGGCTTGTGAATATTGAAGGGAAAATAAGTATCAAAGATTTGACTCGCATACCCGTTGGTATGGTTAAAGTTGTAGGCACTAACGCAAGTTTTGAATGCTTACTTACTGACATTATCGTTTTGGCAAAATGTAAAAGAGTTTTTACTAAAAATGTATAAAGAGAAACATCATGACTGAACCAACCAATAAAGATAGCGAAATAAAAAAACACCTATTAGAATTTCTTGATTCACAGTCTGAAAATATAGCAAAACACTTCTACTCTCATATAAAAGACTTAATAGAAGCAGGAGAGCTTTCTGAAGCTCATAATAACCTAGCACTAATTGAAAAATACATAACTAGGCCACCGATGGATGAAGAACCCAATATAAATGAAAATAAAACCAATAAAAGAAAAAATGTAAAATCACTTGAACCTAATAATTATGTAGAACATATAATACAATTAGAAGAACGAAACAGCATATTAACTCTACAGTTAGAGCATTATACTCAGGATCTTAATAGAAAAAACGCAATAATCGAAAACAACGTAAAACAAGTTAATTCATTGATTAGTGAAAATAAGGAACTCCGTAGCCAAGTACAGCAACAAAGAATCGATGAAAAAATCCCCACCTATGTTAACGATGTTAAATCAGATCTTGGTAGTGATGACAAACATTTTATATTGATGTCTATTATCTGGTCTATTGCAGGGGTATTTTTTGGCTTCCTTGCAGTAATATCTGCTTTTTTTACATTATACATGAACTTAGATTTAAAAAATCTCACTAACCTTCAGTTAATATATATCTTCACGCGAGGATTAGTTGGAATCGCCATTCTTTCATGGCTATCATATATCTGCCTTAGTAACTCAAAAAAGTACACACATGAATCGATCAGGCGAAAAGATCGTCGACATGCTTTGATGTTTGGTCAAGTTTTTTTGCAGATATACGGTTCTACAGCAACTAAAGAGGATGCAATAGAAGTCTTTAAGGATTGGAATATTTCAGGTGACTCTGCATTTTCAGGTCAGACAGAGCAACCACCGAGTTTTGCGTCATTTTTGAATACAATCAAAGACAAAGTTAAAGTAACTGGAAGTGATAAAGAAACAGATTAATCATGAACATGTATGCTACTAAGTAAAAAATACATTGAATACTGTTTTTATATACAGTTAAATTTAGCCCTCTGATATGAGGGCATTTTTTATGGCAGTACGAAAACTCACCACAGGAAAATGGCTTTGCGAATGTTACCCCGCCGGACGTAGCGGACGCCGTGTGCGTAAACAATTCGCCACCAAAGGCGAAGCACTGGCCTTCGAGCGATACACCATGGGGAAATAGAAGCAAAGCCCTGGCTGGGCGAATCAGTGGATCGTCGGACACTGAAAGATATGGTTGAGCTATGGTTCAAATTACATGGCAAATCTCTTACTGCCGGACAGCATGTCTACAACAAGCTGCTGTTGATGGTTGACGCCTTGGGAAATCCCCTTGCAACTGATCTCACCTCAAAAATGTTTGCTCACTATCGAGATAAACGCCTGACAGGCGAGATCTACTTCAGCGAGAAATGGAAGAAAGGAGCAAGCCCGGTCACCATTAACCTGGAGCAAAGCTATCTAAGTAGTGTTTTTAGCGAACTATCCCGTCTGGGCGAATGGTCGTATCCGAACCCACTGGAGAACATGCGAAAATTCACCATCGCAGAAAAAGAGATGGCATGGCTTACCCATGAGCAGATTGTTGAATTGCTGGCTGATTGCAAACGTCAGGACCCAATTCTGGCACTGGTAGTTAAGATATGCTTAAGCACAGGCGCACGCTGGCGTGAAGCCGTAAATCTTACCCGCTCACAGGTGACCAAATACCGAATTACCTTTGTCAGAACGAAGGGGAAGAAAAACAGAAGCATCCCTATCAGTAAAGAGCTTTACGAAGAGATCATGGCGCTCGATGGGTTCAATTTCTTCACAGACTGCTATTTTCAATTTTTATCCGTGATGGAAAAAACGTCTATCGTGCTCCCTCGCGGTCAACTCACACACGTTCTGCGCCATACGTTTGCAGCGCACTTCATGATGTCGGGTGGAAACATTCTGGCCTTACAAAAAATTCTCGGACACCACGATATAAAAATGACTATGCGTTACGCACATCTGGCACCGGATCATCTGGAAACGGCGCTCCGTTTCAATCCTCTGGCAACGCTGCCAAGTGGCGACAAAGTGGCGGCAGCGGTTGGCATTACCCCGTAA